AATTTTCAATGCCAGTTGTTAAAGCCATTGTAATAAATTTTTAGTTAGTTTTTTAGTTTCATTCTTAATTTAGAGCTTGAATCTCCTGAAACAACTTTAAACTTTTGACCGGTAGCTGTTTTAATAACGCCTTCTTGTCTAGGGTCCATATTTATATTTTTAGCTTCCTTAGCGGATGTGCGAAGAGCATCGGCACGGCCTTGCTCATAAAAATGTTCTGCAAGCTTATCCGCATTACGTGCTGCAAATAAAGCTTTATGGTATCCCTTAGCGTCACTAAGCTGCCCGTCTTCTCCTACAAATTTTGAAACAAAATTATTAATATCTGATTGTTGCGTTTTAGTATCTACAACATTATTAACTTTATATCGGTATTTATTGTCCCCAACTTGGAAATCAAAACCTTTAAAAGTTTCACCAAATACATTTTCTGTTTTTTGTAAAAAAGTTTCTGTTTGTTTTTTATTTAATTCAGCGCTCTGTTGGTATTCATTATAATACTCAAAAGCCTCTTGGTACTGCTTAGGAATATCTTGTTGCTTTCTCAACTTAAGATCAGCATAATATTTCTCTTTGTTTCCCTCTAAGAACTTTTTAGCATTAAATAATTCTTCTTTAAACGCTCTTTTTTTTGCGCGTATTTCTCTTGGATCGTCGTCTTCATCAAATGAAAAATTATCTTCCATATATTCATCAACTTCTTGACTGTCCCAAGGTTTTGCTTGTTTATAATATTCGCGTAATATTTGCCCTTCGTCATAAGACGAAATATCGCGGTTTAAATTAACGTAGTCTTCTAAAGTACCACCAGTTTCTTCCATAAACTTTAAAAGCTTATCAACATTTTCTGGTAATTCAACTTGAGGCTGTTGTGGCTGCTCATTAACCTTAGCCGCATTTTCATCAACTTTAGGTTGTTCTGTTTTTGTTTCTTCAGCTTCTTCTTCAGTAACAAGTTCTAACGGCGAGTTTTCTTCTTTAGTCTCTTGGGTTTCGGTTTGCTCCCGTACTTCTTTGACCACTTCTTTGCTATCTCCGGTTTCATTTTCCACAGAAACCTCCTCTGTTTTTCGCTCTTGAACGGCATCTTCTGTTGTTTTGTTTAATTCGTCTAAATTAATTTTAGGCACGTCGTCTGTTTCTTGTCCCGCAGCTTCTGGCGCAATATCACCACTTTCAACTGCTTTATCAAGTACAGCCTGTTCTTGTTCTTGTGCTGTTTTAGTTTCTTCACCATCAACAACACCTTTAATTTTCCATTCACTCATAATTTAATAATATATAATAATTAATAATTCTATCGCGGCTCAAACCCACTTAAATCAATACCACCTAAAACGTCATTACCACTAGATTCAAACCCTTTTTTTGGTCTTGGGTCAGAAACCGGTTTTTGTAACTCAATTTGTTTTTTAGCATCAAGTTCCATTTCTTTTAGCTTCATGTTTAAATCAAATTCAAATTGCATTAAATCTTTCTTAGTAATTGCTTCCATTTGCAATTTTTTAACATCTAATTGACTTTGCAAAGAAGCTAATTTTCCCTTAGCTTCTGCTTTTACGCTTTCAGCTTGAGCTTTTGCTAATTCAGCAGCTTGTGCCGCCTGCCCATTAGCTTGAGATTGAGCAGCAATATTTCTTTCTGCTTTTAATTGGTCTGTAGCTTCTTTTCTAGCTCTTCTGTATTTTAATAATTGATTAGCAAGTTTTATATTTTTAACTTGTCTAATATCAATAACATCTTCAAGATGAATTTGATCTCTTGATAATGCAACCTGTATGTTGTTTTCAACAAGCTGTTTTTCGTCTTCGTCTGGGTCAAGCTCTAAGAATATACCAAAATCATGCAAATATAAGTTTTCTAATTCCGCTAAAGCTCCTACCGAAAAACGTCCAATCCCCATAATTAAAGCTTCCCGCTGTGGGTGAAACTCTAAAATATCTTTAATCCTTATTGAAATTGCCTCTGCTAGTTTTGTAGTTACATATAAAGAACTATGCAATATATGTCTTGTTGCGGTATTAGAATTTGCCGCAGCTAGTTTTTGAACTCCAACTAAAGCATATGGATCAGGGTCACTACCATCGCGAGCTTCATTTAAGCCTGTTACATCACGTATCATTTGTAAATAATAATTATACGCTTGTATTAATAGTTGGGTTTGTTGTCCGCCCCCGCCTGGAAGTTCTTGAATTGGCACTTTACCTGGGTTCATTTCACCGTCTACTGTCATAGATCTACCTATAACAGAACCCGTTTGGAAGTACATATTAAGAGCTTCTTGTGGGTTATAATTAGTGCCATTACCTAAATCTATTTCAGCTAAACCATCAGCATCTAAATAAACACCTGATGGTGTCATTCTTTGTATTGTTTGCTGAAGTTTTAAATGCGTTAGCTGTATAAGATCAGCATAAGTTACCATTCTACTAACTAAGCTTTCAATTTTTCCTTTATACATTCGAGGAGCACTGACAACATAATTCATCATAACTTGGTTAGCGTTAGATTCTGGTCTAACCATATTTGTTGCTTTTTCCCATTTAAGCAACTTATTTGCTCCTAAAACCATTACGCCCTCGTATATAACCTCTCTTGACTGTGCTACTCTTTCAAATCTTGATCTTTGATCTTTAGGTGGGTTAAAATTATCATCCTTCTTTATAGCTTTATTAGCCCCAGTGGATGTTTCTTTTATTTTATATACACTTTTTTCCCAGGTTTTCCAATTAAAATATAATACAGTTAATGAATTAGAGTCTAAAGAATCGTTGTAATCATTATTAGTGTAATCATAGTTATTGTAATTGCTTGACTTTTCAACAGCGTCAGCAAATTCTTCATCAGAAAGGTTGGGAAATTGTTTTTTAAGTTCGTTACTTTTAATTTGTTTAATTTCTCCAAAGTAATATACATCTTGAAAATTAGGATCTTCTGTATAAGAATGCACTAAATTTGCAGGATCAACATAATCTAACTTTACACCATCTGTATTATTAAACGTGTGCTTAGCTGCTGATATACCTAAAACAACCTGATCGTAATCTAATCGTTTTTTTAATTCTTTGTGATTATTTTTTAAAAGAATATTATTAATAGCTTGCTCATGTGCAATTTCAATAGATTGCTTATACCCAATCTGCATATAAAGTTCCAATTCTTCTTCATTAGCAGGTAAGTTTTCCTTATCTGTATTACGCACATTTACACCTAAATTCTCTTCTATACCATCTAAAAGTGTTTCGCTTTCCATCTCAAAGATAAGGTCTTCTACAAAAGCAGTTCTTTTTTCTAAAGACTCTGGGTCTTGAGCAAAAGCTTTTATTTCAAATAAACGGTCTTGCATTCCGTTTACTACTATATCTACAAACTTAGGAATAATTGGTACTGGTTTCCAGTCTAAATTAAGATAAGATAAATCTCCATTAATTGAAAATTCATCCTTATATTTTTGAACAGATTGCTCTCCTCTTGCATATAATCTTAATTTGTGAAATTCACGTTGATTCTGAGTGAACCTACCTGATCCAGAATTTTTTCTAAACCATTCGTTTTGAATACCGCGTGCCACTTCCATACCGTATGCTTCGCTATTTTTTGTAGCGTCGTTAACTGATTGGCTGGGAAATTGGGTAACTTGTCCTGTAGCTTCTGCCATTTTTTATTGTATTATTTTACTATTTGATCCTGAATTATTATATTTTGAAAAACCAAAATCTATTTTTTTAACTTCTCTTGTAGTCTTAGATGCATATAAGTGTCTTTGGCAAGCCATTATAGCTAAGCCAGAACTAATTGATGCATCAAATTTAGTTCTTTTATTAATATCAAATTTAGCCCAATCTTCAAGCGTTCTTTGAAAAAACATTTTGCCGTGTTCACCATTTTCTTTTAGTCCAACATGGCTTTCAATGTAACTTTCAATAGCCGCCGCGTGTGCTTGTCTTATATCTTCTGAAGAGTTTGGTATACCACCTAACTCTTTTTCTGTTACAGACAATTTGTTTCTTGCTTTATCAGGTCTATTCATAGAGTAACCTCTATAACCCCTTCTTTTAATATGATATAATAATCTAGGTTTATTATTTTCCGCTAATATTGGCATGCCGTAAAATACCATTGCCATTAACACGTCTTCAAAAAATATTTCTGCAGTTTGTGGCCGAGCAACATATTCTAAAAAGAATTGACTTGATGGAACGTCTGCAAGCATACTAAATGTTGTTAAACCGTGTAATGCTCCATTTGAACCTCCACCATCAACTGTTCCGCTAATATCATAACTGTCACAACCAAATGCGCCTAAATCTTTATTACCAGGATATTTTACACCGTTTTGAACAATTATATTGTTTTGTAATTCAACTGGTGGTATCCAAGATAATTTAAATCTTCCTGTTTTATTTGGGTGAAACTCTACAATAGAATCTTTAACTCCATTTCTCCAGCTGAACGATCCACGAGTAATATACCCGTTCATTGTCATTTCTTCATTAAAATCTACTTGCTCATATATCTTATTTAAATTGAATAAAGATCTTGCTATTTCATCTCTAAAAGCGTGTTTTTCACTTCTTGGAAATTGACGATAAAATTCATTCAACGCATCATTATCCCCTTTGAGTCCATCTGCTTCATTCTCCCAATGCTCGATAACTCCGACATAGATAAGCTCTCCATCGATTCCTTTGATTGGCTTTTCTGGAGTATCGAATACAGGAAATCCATATTGATCAATGAATCCCTCGTAGTTCCATTCCATAGGTATGAACAAAGAGTATAGTCCACTAGCAGTTTGCCCATTG